AGTAGCATAGGAGCTAACACAATGACAAACTCAAACGTAAATGCACCCGTAGTAAAAACTTCTCACCCAGAATTGTATGCACAGCATACGTTCCACATGAGCAAAGCACGTAAGTATACCTACAACTACGTGGTAATTGACGAAGTTATTCGTGAGCTTTGGGGCGAAATGACTATGGAAGAAATGGCAGAAGCCTTAAATGAATACCCTAACCGCATCAAGTATCGTGTTCAAGTCTTGAAAGAACTTGGCGTAATCAAAAACAAGTACAACATGCACCGCTCAAACCTTATGCGGCAGCGTAAAGAGGCAGCTACATGGCTGAAAGAGATTGATGCAGAGCTTGCTAAAGTAAGCTAATGCTATACCTATTGTTCACACCTTTCGCTGGCTACTTCGCTATGCTGATTACTATTGTAATCATGCACAGTGTAGGCTGTGATGTGAGAGGTGTGAACACCTTCACTATCTGGTGTGTATACATACAGATATACGTATACTTATTTGTGATAACAAAACTGAAAGGTAAGACCGATGAGAGTTGAACTTGAACAAGAGCTAACTAACACTATTCAACAGTATGTTGATATGTTAAGCTTTGAGCAAATGATAGACATCATTAGAGATAATCTGTGGGATTATTATAGAGACAGTGCAGATGAAGAAGAAACACGTACTTTCATACAAGAAGTTAAGGATCTGACACAATGAGAGTTGAAGTATACTTCAATCTACACAAGAAAACATTCTCTGTTCGTTCGTGTAGGACGGGCAGGGTATTATTACACACTGACGAAGTGCACATTGAGAACCCTGAGTTTGTAGTGCATCAGTCGGGGCGTAACCGTGTACTCAGTGAAGGCAGGAAGAATGTCCATGCCTTTGTGCGTGGTGATGCCGCATTCTTTCGTTATACAAACCGTCCAACATTGGACACTTTAACATATAACCCATACAAGTATGCATCTTTTGTTGACAAGCAGACAGAAGAACCTGTATACAAAGCAAGTCGGGCATGGCTATCTGTGACCGATAAGATACCCACAATACAAGCAGAAGGAGTACAATATGACTAAGAAAAAAACACAAGAGCCAGTAACATACCTACTTCAAGAGGACAAAGCATTAGAAATACTTGCGTTGTACAATGCGTTAGACACTATGCTAGATGATGCAGCAGAAATGTTTGACGTAAACTTGAGCACGTTAGCTGACTTACGACACAAAGCATATGTGTTGAAGGAGACGTTTAACTTTAAACCACAAAAACACGAGGAATATGAGGACAGACCATGCCACTGGAAGCCATGTGTTCTGCCTAATGATGATCGTGCATGGTATTATAATGCCAAGCATTAAGGCATACGAAATTGTCTTAGAGATTGATGGACAGGAGAGTTGTATCACACTTGATGATACCTTTCCTGCCATTGATAGTTGGGCAAGTGCTTGCAGCATGGCAGTCCTGATGGCAAAGCACATTCACCCTGATAAAGAAGTAGAGTTCGTATCATGTGCAGAATACGAAGCAGACGAGTATGCAGACATTGGTTATGTCTATGATGCACCAGTAGTATTGCAATAGGAGAAAGCAATGGCAGCTAATATTAAACTAACTCAACGTATGTTGAACAAGTCAGAAATCAATGCTAATAAAACTGTAAAACAGTTCTTGTGGGATGACTTTGGCATGAAATATACTGACCCATTCTTTGAGATGGGTAACAAGCTCACTGTGATAGGTGAGTACATAGACGGTGAAGAAGCACACATAAACTTCTTCAGACGATCAGGCCGTGGTGATACTATGCTTAGTATACAAAAGCTAAAGCAATATGCCGATGCAGGTAACGGAGTACGCCTCATCTCAGACAGCAAAAGCGATGGCGATGGTACACGTATATTCATATCAGTCTACACAACAGGATCAGAAACCGATGCCGCCTGATGATCCTTGTGATGATTGGTCAGGTACACCTTTACCTAAGAGGAAAGATAAATGATTGAAGCAGCATTAATGTGCCTTGCACTTAACGTGTACTTTGAGGCACGTAGTGATACCATGACGGGGCAGTATGCCGTAGCTCATGTTGTCATCAATCGTGTACAGAGTGACAAGTTCCCAGACGATGTATGCTCTGTGGTCAAGCAGTCACGTAGTGATGGCACATGTCAGTTCAGTTGGTACTGTGATGGTAAATCTGACAGACCACGTGAGCCATATGCATGGGCCTATGCCCAGATGGTTGCAGCAGATGTAATGCAGGGTGACGTGACTGACATCACACTAGGTGCAACCCACTACCATGCGAACTATGTACGCCCATACTGGGCTGACAAACTAGATTACACTGTGACTTATGGGTCACACTTATTCTACAAATAACTAACGCCCCTTAGTGGGGTATTGTATAACTTACATAACTATGGCACAGTTGCCACATACTTATCATAAGGAGAAAAATAGTATGGCTTTTGATTTTAATCACCCGAATATCGTACCAGAATACATGGACTTTGACGTAGCTTTTGAGCCTACCAAAGTGAAGGACAAGAAGTATGTCATCAATGCTACATCAGGTGAATACCTTGGTGTAGTAGGTAACACGTTTACTTGTGCATCACATGGTGACTTCTACCGTGGTGTCCTTGACACAGTGACAGAAGAACTGTCTGACCATGAGTTGGCAAATGCCAATACACATTGGCGTACTGCACGTAATGGTGCATGGGCTATGCTTGACATTACCCTGCCCAACATGAAGACTGTCATTGAGACAGACAAACACAGCACTGAGATTGGCAATCGTATTATATCATTACATGGTATTGATGGGTCATGCAGCAATCAGGTGTACTTTGGTGCCATTGATTTCTTCTGCACCAATGGCATGATACGTGGTGAGTACGACAAAGTGCGTAAGAAGAATACATCTAACTTTACTATGGAAAGTTTCATCTATGAACTGACACGTGCACGTAAGGACTTCTATGAGGAAGCCAGTAAGATGCAAGTGTGGGCACAGACTGACCTCAAGTATGTAGATGTAAGCTCACTGCTTGACAGCATGATTGCATCTAAGCGTAAGTCTGAGAAGATGTACAGCTTGTACATGCAAGAGGCTTCACAGCGTGGGCACAACAAGTGGGCATTGTATTCTGCCTTCACCAACTATGCATCGTATGCTGATGAGCGTAACGGTTTCAACCTGCGTAACACAGGCAACGATACACAGGCTGTAAGCATGTGGTCACGTGAGCAAGAGGTATCCAAGTGGGTATCTGATGATCGTTTCATTCAGTTGGAAGCTGCATAATGAGTGAACCACGTCACGCAATGATCTTTCGTTGTGATGAAAATCACACGTGGTTAAACATTGTACCTGAAGCTGTGGGTGATGATGACCGTTCACCTTTGGCTTCAGTAACATACGGCCCGTTTTCTTCTATAGATGGTGCTCGTAAGTATGCAGATGAAAACTTTCAAAACACTGGCTATGTAATACCAGTATATCAAACTAGGAGAATATAATTGCCGAAGCTACCACGCTATGTACAAGAACGAGTGTCACCTGCGGGTGACATCTCATACCGCTTTAACCCACCACAAAACCTTGTTGATGAGGGTGTGGTCAAACGTGAGGAGTATGGAACAGACTTAAAACAAGTGCGCAAGATTGTTCGTAATCACAATAAAGCGATTGACACGTGGCGTGAAGAACAATCACAGATTGTACGAATAAAATCTAGCAGCAAGGTCACTGACCTTATTAACTTTTACTACATGTCTAATGATTTCAATGCTTTACGTCACTCAACTAAGGTTGACTACAGGTATTTTCTGACTGTGCTGCACCAGACTATGGGGTGGCGTAAATATGAACACGTTACCTCTAAGATTGCAAAGCAAGCATACGAAGAGTGGGTCAAGCGTGGCATCAGTTTCGCTAATCATGCGGCAACATGTGCCAGTAGGGTGTACAACTATGCGATACAGATGGAGCATACAACATACAATCCTTGGGCAAACATCAAACGTAAGTCACCACAACAGCGTAAGGTAGTGTGGACACATGATGATGTTGTCAAGTTTCTTGACGTAGCATACAGCGACTTTGAGTATCGTAACATTGGCTTGATTGTACAGATGGCATACGAGTGGTGTCAGCGGTTAGGTGACATGCGTATGTTGACGTGGGATAACATTGACTTTCGTAATCAGAAGCTAACCCTTGAACAAAGTAAACGTAGGGCTGACGTAGAGCTACCAATATCAGAGGATCTATTGCACATGTTGAATGAACAACGTAATGACTTTGGTTTTCAAGACTACGTTGCCCCACATCCTAGACCTACGGACGGTTCGTATAACCCTTATGCTATGGAAAGACTATCCAAAGTGGGCAGAAGGGTAATGCGTCTAGCTAAACTACCTGAAGAGTTACGTCTTATGGACTTACGTAGGACAGGTGTAACACAGATGGTAGATGCAGGTGTACCATTGCCCCAAGTTATGGCAGTGACAGGGCACAATCATGTGTCTTCTGTGAAACCATACATGAAGCATACGTACATTAGTGCAAATAGTGCCTTGACACAGAGAAACGTAAGTGTATCCTTGAGTGGAATGAACAACATAGAAAGTGATACAGCATGAATATACAAAGTATTATAGATGATCTAGCATTAGTAAATGGTCAGACTAAACGTATGACGTGCCCTGCATGTAATACTAAGAATACATTTACTATTACTAATAATATGGGTAAGATCATATGGAACTGTTACAAAGCTGGGTGCAGTGTGTCAGGTGGCACACGTACTCAACTGACTGCCGATGATATACGTAAGTCATTGGGTAGTGTTGCAGAAGAGACACACGTATCAACATTCTCAAAACCTGAATGGTTTGTGCGTGACGATGCAAAGATCAGAGACTTCTGTGACCAGTGGGAGTTAGACCCACAAGATTTAGGCTTGTTGTATGACGTTAAAGAACATCGTGTGGTGTTCCCTGTTGTACACAATGGAGTTACAGTCGATGCCACAGGCAGATCACTAGGTAAACGTATACCTAAGTGGAAAAGGTATGGTAAAAGTGACTTGCCATACGCTTCTGGACGTGGTAAAACGGCTGTAGTTGTTGAGGACTGCGTGAGTGCTGCTATTGTAGGTGATGGTGGTGTATATGTCGGGGTCGCAGTGTTGGGTACATCATTGTCCAATGGACACAAGAAGTACTTGTCGCAGTTCTCAACAGCAATAATTGCATTAGACCCCGATGCTTTACCCAAGACACTGCAGTTTGCACGAGAGCTACGTCAGTATGTGGACACTATCAAGATCCTATACTTACGTGACGATTTGAAATACCGTAACCCTACCGACTTTGAAAACCTTACAACACTAGGAGACTAACACATGGAATTATCATTGATACGTAGTCTGATGGACAAAGACTTTTATGACGAGCATCGTGGTGCACGTTGTCCTGACAGACTATTCAGTAAAGATGTACGTAAGATCAAGCAGTCTATTGACACTGCTATGGATCGTTATGAACGTACAGTTACACCAGCAGAGATTGAGGCATTGTTTATGGCGAACAACCCTACTCTCACAACCGCACAGAAGACTGCATACAGCCACTTGTTTCAGCAGGTAAGTAAGGAGCAGCCAATGGGCAGTGACGTAGCACAAGAGGTGCTATCTAAGCTGTTCCAACAGGTGATTGGTGAAGACATTGCTAACCTTGGCTTTGACTATGTGAATGGTAGCAAGTCTACACTGGAGCCATTACGTCAAATGCTTGAGCAGTATGGCGATGACTTCACACCCAACCTAAATGTTGAGTGGGAAGACATTGACTTTGATACCATCATGGAACTCAATGACCTTGAGGCACGTTGGATATTCAACATACCTACATTGACACGTAAAGTTGAGGGTATCAATGCAGGTCACTTGATTGAGATAGGTGCACGTCCTAATACAGGTAAGACATCCTTTCATGCATCCCTTGTTGCTGGGCCTAATGGGTTTTGTGATCAGGGTGCACGAGTAATTGTACTATGTAATGAGGAAGGTTATGGACGTGTGGTAATGCGTTATATCAATGCTGTAAGTGGCTACGATAAACACCAGTTAAAAGATCCACAGATTAGAAAGAAGGCACTACAATCTTTTTTAAAGATTAAACCTAATCTAATGTTTAAGGATGCAACAGGGCGTGACATGAACTGGGTTGAGTCGGTATGCAAGTCATACAAGCCAGATATTATTATACTAGACATGGGCGATAAGTTTGCCCGTACTGCTGGCTTCTCACGTCCTGATGAAGCACTCAAAGCTAACGCCATACACGCACGTCAGATTGCCAAACAGCAAGAGTGTGCAGTGTTCTACATGTCTCAGCTATCTGCTGATGCAGAAGGTAAAGTTGTGCTCAACCAAGCCATGATGGAAGGCTCACGTACAGGTAAGGCAGCAGAAGCTGACCTTATGATTATGATTTCTAAGAACCCAACAGTTGAGGGTCAAGAGGAAGAAGACAACCAACGCCACATCAATGTGGTAAAGAACAAACTATCTGGGTGGCATGGCATTGTTCACACAGATCTTGAATACAAGATAGCGAGGTATGTATCATGAAGCAGTTAGAACTATTTAATTTTGATGTACAAAAAATTAATGATGGTTTAGAGTGCAACAACTGCGGGATAATTCAACCCATAAACAACTTTCAACACATGCTATCTGGAGAAATAAAAAGAAAGTGTCGATCTTGTGCACGTAATCAATCCAATCTGATTAAACATTTACGTTCTTTGCATCCATATCCTGAAGAAGATTACGTGTGTCCTATATGTGACCGTGACATACAGGAGATAGGCAGAAAAGGTCAAAAAAGATTGCAGACTTGGGTGATTGATCATTGTCACGACACAGAAACATTTCGTGGTTGGGTGTGTCATCATTGCAACGTTGGTTTAGGAGCTTTCAATGACAAGCTAGACAGGGTTGAGGCGGCAGTAGTATACTTAAAAAAACATAAAGGAATATAACATGATACAAACATTTTACATAGATCACATGGGTACAGATTTATCTGTAGCTAATGCAGCACGAGTAAGCTTTGGTAAGCGTAGTGAGATGGATACGAGTGACGTGTGGGGTCCACCTAAGTTGAAAGACAAAGACGCAAAGCTCATACGTTACTTGGCAGAGCACAAACACATCAGCCCATTTGGGCATTGCTTTGCATCCTTCCACGTTAAGGCACCTGTGTTTGTGGCACGTCAGCTAGTCAAGCATAAGTTCCTACGTTGGAATGAAATCAGCCGTAGGTATGTAGACCATGAGCCTGAGTTCTATCAGCCAACAGAATGGCGTGGACGTAGCCTTGATAAAAAGCAAGGCAGCTCTGGTAAAATAACTATATCTTCTGATATAGCTAGAGATATGGCAGAGTCAGCTAAAAAAGACTATGAGTACCTATTAGATCTAGGTATTTGTCCAGAGCAAGCACGTATGGTACTGCCACAGAGCATGGTCACTGAGTGGTACTGGTCAGGTAGCTTGGATGCATTTGCTGACATGTGTAACCTGCGCTGCAAGCCTGACACACAGTACGAGACACAGGTTGTAGCTGGGCATATTGACACAGAGATGCTCAAGCTATTTCCTGTATCATGGAAAGCATTAAGGGAGAACGCATGATGAGTGAAATAAAAGTAACAGAGATAGAAGAACACGAGGATGGCAGTGCTACACTACAAGTAGAGTGTGACCCTGAAACATTCGCAGCTATATTCAACGTAGGCTTTGTGACATTAGTGAAGAAAGGTCTGGAAGACGATAAGTGGCAGACCTGTGTAAGTTGTGGTGGCCCAGCGCAGAGTGACATGTGTGGCTTTTGTTTAAAGGAAGAGTGACTATGATTAGATCTATGACACAAGAAGAAAGAGAACGTGCTACTGAAAGGAGACTTATTAATATGACTACATCAAAATCAATATGTGAGATACGCCTACACAATGCAATGGTACGTAACAACCTGACGTTAGAAGAGTGCATAAATGCCATAGACACATACGCAGAAGATAAAAAGTTTCACGAGCACCTTGACAGCCTGTACAATGTGGAACAAGATACATGGGACGATTGGCACGATGGAGATATAAAGTAGGAGAAAACATGATACTGACCCTTGACGTAGAAAACACAGTAACTAAACGCAACGGCAAGATGCACCTTGATCCGTTTGAACCAGACAACACACTTGTAATGGTGGGTATGCTAGATGATCACATGAATGAAACAATTGTAACGTTTGATCACGCAGAGCAACAGCCCACCACAGATGGGCGGCGTATTGTTCAGGATGCACTGGACTCTACCCGCCTGTTGGTTGCACACAATGCCCCTCACGATCTTGTATGGTTGTGGGAATCAGGCTTTACTTATGATGGTGACATCTTTGATACCATGCTAGGCGAGTACGTACTGCAGCGTGGGCAGAAGGAAGCACTGTCACTTGAAGCATGTGCAGAACGCTATGAGCTTGACACTAAGAAACAAGACACACTCAAAGAATACTTCAAGCAAGGCTTGTCTACTCGTGACATACCACATGCAGAGTTGTCTGAGTATTTGTCACATGACTTACATGCTACGCAGCAATTATTCAATCGTTTGCAGACGAAGTACGAGGAGTGCAGTTCACTGGAACCAACGATCACACTGACTAACCAACTTGCAATACATCTTGCACGTATCTATCAGCGTGGCTTTCAAGTGGACATGGATGCATTGATGAAGGTGCGTGATGAGTTTGAGCAAGAACGTAATGTCCTTTCAATTGCACTAGAAGAACAGGTTGCAGATCTTATGGGTGACAGACCCATCAATCTCAACAGCCCAGAGCAGAAGTCATGGGTAATCTACAGCCGTAGGCCACATGACAAGAAGGTATGGGCAGACTTGTTTGATGAACGTATGTCTGATACAGAGTATCGTAGTACTGTAAGGCTACACAGTGATCGTTTATACAAACAGAAAGCACACCAGTGCAAAGAGTGTTACGGCACAGGACAGGTAAGGAAGGTAAAGAAAGATGGCACTCCATTCGCTAGGACAAATAGATGCACTGCTTGTAATGCTGCTGGCTTTGTATATACTGATACCACTACTCTGGCAGGACTAAAGTTTTCACCACCTACCGCCAAGTGGGTAAGCTCCAATGGCTTTGGTACAGACAAAGGTAACTTGCTGTACCTTGAGGGCATTGCACGTTCCAAGGGTATGAAAGAGGCAGAGCTATTCTTACAAAACCTACGTAGATTGTCTGCAGTAGAAACATATCTCAGCAGCTTTGTAGAGGGCATAGCAACGCATGTAAAGAATGACGGTAGGTTGCATGTACGCTTACTGCAACACCGCACTGGTACTGGACG